ATCGAGGCGAGTTCCTTCGCACGTTTCGGGTTCTTGCCCAGCGCATAGACCAACAGCGCGGGGTTATCGGCCCCTTGCAGGATCATGCCCTGTTGCGTGACATTGAAGGCGTCTTGGACAACCTCCTCGGCATCGTCATAGTCACGAACTTTCAGTGTGGCTTTCGCCGACTGATAGCCTTCCAGCTTCTGCTTCCACTCCCGTTCGGCGGTTTCCGCCTCGGCCTGTCGTGCAGCTTCTGCCTCGTCGTGCTTGCGCTTCCGGTCATACCACGCAGCGAGTTCCTTTTCATATCGCTCGGTGTCGTAATCGGCTGCTTCAAGTGTTGGCTTTTGCCCGAGTTCTGCGACCTTGGTCGCGCCCGTGGTTGCTGCCAGCTGCTCTTGCAGTTCCTTGTTCCGACGCTTCTCATCACGATACTGCTTGCGAAGATCGCGCACCCATTCAGGCGCACGCTCGTTCTCATCTTCTTCGGGGGGCGGCGCTTCCTCCCCAATGGTCACGGCGACGAAATCATCGTCCTCGGCTGCCTCGTCAGTTTCGGCCTCGGTTTCACTGTCCTCGTCGTCGGAGACCTCTTCGGCCTCGTACTCAAGTTCAGCTTCCGGCTCCTCTGCCTCGAAAGCGTCCGTGATGGTTTCTTCGTCGATTTCCTCTGCCTTTATATTCATAAGACCCTCGTGATTTTCTCACCCACGTTATGTGCGGCTGGGTGGTTGCCGCATCCCTTGCGCGCCCTGCACAATGTCTTGCAGGTTCTTCGCGGTTTTAACCGCGCTCTCGCGTTGATCGTTTTCGACCGAGGCCAATGTCTCGACCGTCTTGGCGCGCGTTTCTTCGGCGCGGGCCATTGTGTATTCGGTGTCTGCCTGGGCCTTGACGGCCTTGGCCTGCGCCTCCGCTGCGGCTGCCTGCAGGTAAAGCGCGTTCGGGTCCGGCTGCTGGTTCTGCATCGCCATCGCCATCTCCGTCGCTTCTTCTTCGGTCGGCTTGATGACGCCCATCTGCACCAGGCGCTTGCGGAAGAAGTCGCGGACCTCCCAGATGCCCTCGCCCTCCATGTTCATCATCGCCATTGCAGTGAGAACCATGCGGGTTTCAGGGTCTTGGCTGATCGAGATCATGCCCATCAGCGAGCGAACCGTCGAGGCGCGCTTCGAGGACGAGGACGGGCCAACGTCGACGGCCACGTCGAACTTTGCTTTCGGCAGATCGTTCTCATATTCGATCTCGCCAGTTTCCTCGTTGAGCATCGGCCGGCCAAGTTCAACGGTGGACAGTTGCCCCTGCGTGCCGACGGCTTTCATCTTGCGGCCAGGCTCGACAAGGATTTCCTTTGCCATCGAAAGCCAGATTTCGCCGGACCGCTTCACGGCCTTGGCCATGTTCGACATGTAGATGAACGACTGCATGTCCAGGCGCGACTGGATCAGTTCGATCGCCTTGCCGCTGACGTTCGACATGACCTCCTCGCCGGCTTCCTGCTTGCCGAGAATGTCCTGCATGTCCTGCTCGGTGATCTGCAGGAGCGCAGCCATCGCCGCGGGGATTTGCGGCGGCTTGGTGTAGCCGATCGGGCCCGACGCCATCTCGTTGCCGTTGGCGTCCTGGACGGGGTTCACCAGGAGGTAGGGATAGTTCTTGAGGTTGTCCTCGGCCCACATCATCTCGTGGCCGGCCACCTGCTCCGGCATGAAAATCGGCTTCTCGATCGGCGTCAGTGCGCTGATCTCGCCCAGCTTGGACAGCTGCATGTTCTTCAGGCGCTGGGCGTCTTTCGCCAAGCGCACGTGCCCCATGCACCGCTCGATGTTGTCCACGAACCACCGCTTGCCGTAAACCGGGACGATGGGGATTTCTGTGCCTGCAATGTAGCCATAGTCCTCGAGGATGCCGCCGCCGGACATGAGGTATTTTCGGACCTTCCGGCGCTTTACGCGCTTCTGGCGGACCTCAACCGTGCCGATGGCTGTGAGGGTTTCCTCGAGCGTTTCGTCGTTCTCAAAGTCTGACTGGCTGTATCGCTCTTCCTCGCCGTCGATGGTCTGGAAGATGCGAACCACCTCAGTGCGCTCTTCGACCTTGTAGACCTCGGCCACATAGACCGTGTCGGGCGTTGCCCAGTCAAATTCCTGCTCTGAAATCTCATGCGGCCAGGATGCAGGGTCGTCGTTCCACTGCTCCTTGTAGGCCTCGAAGGTCATGGCAGTGAGGACGTAGCAGGAGCGGGCGTCGCTCTTGTCTTGGCGCTTGGCATTCAGGTCGAAGAACACGGTGCTGTCCGCGTCGTAGATTGGCTCGATGCGGATGCGCTGCCGGTCGTCCTCGTCGTCGTATTCGTCCTCGTAGACGGTCCGCAGACGCCAGGCACCGATGCCACCGCCCACTGCTTCCTCGAATGCGTTGTCGTAGGCCTCGTCGGCTACGCTGTCTTCTTCGTCCGCCCGGTAGAGCCCGTCGCAAACATCTGCCAGGCGATCGTCCTCGTCGCCTTCCTTGCTGATGAAGTCGACCGTGATCCGGTTGTTGCGATATTCATTGATGATCCGCATCACCGAAAGGTGTATCTTGTTGACCTCGAACTTGGGCTTGTTGTCGAACTGCTCGGCGAGAGCACCTTCCCATTGCGCGCCGGCAATGGAGTAGAAACGCCGGTCTGAAAGACACTGCAGGCGCTCGTCGCGCATGGCAGACTGGATGCTGTCAAATTCGATCAGCGCGTCCTGGTGGACGTTCGCCAGCCGTTGCTCTTTGGTCAATCGTGCCACGTCTCAGCCTCGCAAAGAAAAAGTCATGCGAATTATAGGCGGAATTTGCGCGGAAAACAATCACCGAGCGATAGGCATCACAGTTGCCACCGGACGGGCCGTCTTTGGCTTGCTGCTATTTGCTCGGCGTGCGCCTTCACAAGCATAGCGGATCGCGTCGATCACATGGTTGTGCTTGTCCTCAAGGATCGGCAGCACCTTACTCGTGGCCGGGTCCGTTTTGTAGCTGTAAAGGGTCAGTTCGTCGATCGTGTGCTTGCAGCGCGGGTGAACGATGATGTCAAACGATTTGAGCCACTCGATGCCCTCCTCGACAGACTTCGGGCCTTTGACGGCGGGCTGTATTTTCGGGAAGCCATTCTTTCGCATGTGGCTGATCGTTTCAGGGCGCGCGCTGTCCGCCACCATAGGCCAGCGTTCAGCATCCGGGATGCTCATGAACAGCGAAGGCGTGTCCACGATCTCGCAGCCCACCTGATAGGCCTCGTAATCGATGAACAGCTTGCGGCCGACGATGTGGCAGCGGATGCCGACCGTAGGATCGCTTGCAAAGCCCCAGTCCGCGCCCAGGCGGTGGATCGCATCTGCCGGTGCTTCGAACTCGTCGATCGTCCAGTTCTTGAAAACGCGGGTCTCGCTGTTGCGGACGTATTCGCCCTTCCAGACGTGCAGGTATTTGTCCGGGTCGCGGCGCTTGTCGTATTCCATCTCCTCGCGCAGCACGTCTGGGAACCACGGGTTGTCCTGGTAATTCACCTCGACGATCACGCTGTCAGGGGGCGCATTCTCCCCGCGCAGAAGAACCTCGATCGGGTCAGTGTCAAACCGAGGGTTCCAAGAGAACACCAGCTGCGAGCCGGGCTTCCGGATCGTCGGGCGTAGAAGGTCCAGCGAGAACTGGCTGATCGACTGCGCCTCTTCCACCCAGGCAATGTCGAAGCCTTCGAGCGATTTGATGCTGTCCGCCGTGTGGTTCTGCATGCCCTGGAAGATGATCACGCCGCCGTGCGGGCATTTGATCTCGGCCTGCTGAATGTCGAACAGATGCCCGACGCCCAGTTCCTCGATCTTGTTCTCGATCAGCTTCTTGACCGACTGCTTGAGCGACTTCTGCACCTCGCGGACGCAAACCACGTCCGTGCGCTTCATGACGCAGCGCTCGACGATCCACTCTGCGAAGAACCAAGACTTGCCAGAACCGCGCCCGCCATAGGCTCCGATGTAGCGAGCGTTCTCGCGCTCAAGGATCGGTGCCGACCAGCGCGGCGTCTGGATGTTCAGCTTCATGCCTTCGGGTCAACGATGGTGCGCTTGATCTCGACCGGGATCGCGCCGCCGTCCGGGCCGGAAAGTTCCTGCTTGTCCTTCTGGCCGAGCATCTGCTTGCCAAGCCAAACGAGCATCGTCGGGTTGCCGTCCTGGGCGGCCTTCCACTGTGCGCGGCGCAGCGATGCCTTTCCTTCGCCCTGGTGTTTTTTATAGAGGTCCGCAAAGTTTG